CAATGCATCAGAAGTTCCTAAAGATGCACTATTAGATATTCTAAAAGAGTTATCAGTACCATCTTTGCCAATAGTCCAATGTGTTGTATTAGTACCACTACCATTGTCTGTTCCAAATTCTATTTCAGCATCACTACTTGCTGATATTAACATACTAGTACTACCAGCTGTTCTGTGTAACTTATAACCTAAAGAATCAGCAGTTAAATGTGTTACTTGACCATTTATAGTGTGGTTATCTGCTGTTCCATCTCCTAAAGTAGCATCCCCATTAATTGTTATATTACCTGAAAAAGCTCCATTCCCTGTAACACT